GCCAGACCCACAAAAAGCGTTTGACACAGTGCAGTCTTGGAGAGCTAGTATGTCTAACTCTCCTATTGAAATACCAAAAGTTCGGAAAAGATATACTAGAACTAAACCTGTTACGAATTATGGCGCTAAAAACGGAAACTCTAGAGAGGCTAGAGCTAAGAGAGCGGAAGCTAAGGCAAAGGAGTCAGATAATGCCTAAAACAGCAGCATGGCAACGTAAAGAAGGTCAGAACCCTAACGGCGGACTAAACGCTAAAGGTAGAGCTTCTGCTAAAAAGGAAGGCCACAACCTAAAGCCTCCTGTTAAAAAGGAAGAAGCAGCTAGGTCTGAGAAGTCTGCGGCACGACGCAAGTCTTACTGTGCTCGCTCAGCGGGTCAGGCTAAGAAGTTCCCTAAGGCAGCTAAGGATCCAGACAGCCGTCTAAACAAGGCTAGAAGGGCTTGGGACTGCTGATGGCTAAAACTATTAAAGCAGCTGGTGAAAAGCACACCATTAAGAAGAATAAAAAAGGCGACGTTATTGTTGACCATGCCGGTAACAAAGGCAAGTACGATAAGATTAACCTTACAAAGAAAGCTGGCGCTAAGACCGTTAAAGAAGGCGTAAAAGCTACTAAGGATTGGCATAAGAAAAATGGCCACTAAGAAAAAAGAAGTAGCTGGCGGCAAAGAGTACAAAGGCTCTGCTGCTAACGGCGGACGCAAGATTATTGTTGAGCACTACAAGGATTCATCTGGTAAGTGGCACACAACCTCTAAGAATGCTGCTCGTGCTAAGTATGAGAAGAAGCACGGTAAGCTGTCTAAGGGCACAGACGTGGATCACAAGAACAACAACCACGATGATGATAGCGCAAGCAACTTGCGCCCCCTAAGTCACGGCAAGAACACTGCCAAGGAGAATAAGCGCAGAGCTGGAAAGAAGAGTAAGTAATGGGACAGTTTGATAGTATGGGATTAAAGACCGTAGGTGAAATCGGCTTGTCTGATCCTAAGAAAAGATCTAGTACTCTTACTCGTAATGAGAACAAGAAAAAAGATAAGCCTAAGACTGCAGCTGCAGGTGGTGGAGCTAACCCACCTAGTAAGCCTCCAAAAGGCCCAACAGGACCTAAGAACCCTAATAAGGGTGGAGGCAATGAAGAGCCAAAACATAATCGACGCGAACCTGATAAGTACCTTAAAAAGGGAACTATTAAATACGATGATCGTCAAAATCCTAGAAATGCTTGGAAAGAAAAGAAGTAATAAAAAAGGCCCCAGTTACGGGGCCTTTTCTATTTACTTTGGAAAATCTTTTATCCACACCGTTACCGCTGTTTCAGAAGCGCTTCCATCGTATGCATTAGGTCCTAATCCCCAGGATGCAAAATCTTCTCCACGACTAGTCATGTAGAAGGCCGCTTGGGCATTTGTTACTGGGTCGAACAGTTCAGCATTAGATTTAATACCAAATTTTTCTCTTCGGTCTTCTCCAAGAGTTCCCAGCATATTGATCTGGAATAGTCCGTAGGAGTTGTCACCGGTTGAGGACGTTTTATTGTGGGAATTAGAATTACCCCGAGACTCTCGCATGACCACTGCCCAAGCTAGTTTAAGGGAGTATCCCTTGAAACCAACAAGTTCAAGCATATCTGCCAGCTCTGTGGGGGTGAATTTAGTTATTTCCCGATACTTATCTAGAGGATCAACTACCTCTGGGGTGGAGATCACAGTGGGCGTATCAGCCCGGTTATATACCGCATAAGCATGGTTTGTAGTAACTATTGTCAGCATTGCTGCCATTAAAGCTACTTTTACCTTTAGTACTGTTTCTTCATTAAATTTCACACTATCTCCTAGGCTAGAAGGCCAACCCGAATCTCCTACCTGCTGTCACCAGATAAAAAATAGCCCGGCGTCTGTCTGCCAAGCTAGTTGCAACCCTTTTGTTTCGTTGTTAGTGTTGGGGGTTTTACTCCCCTAATAAATACTATACCAGTAAATACAGGCCCCATGCAACATAGAGTCTGATATGATATGCATCTATACATTATAGCTAAAGGAGCCAAAAATGGCAAAATGTTTAAATTGTGCTGAAGATGCTGTATTTTTGATACAAAATCAAGGAACACTTGCACAGGAGTTCTGTGACGCACATCTCCCTAAGATGTACAACCGAGTGTCTCTACCAGCTACTGTTAAGAGATTAGACGCTCCTGTTAGTGCATACGCTAAGCTTGCAGCTTCTGTTGAAGCAGATGCCGCAGCTGTTCGTGAAAAGGCAAAGACAAAGAAGAAGGCTGCACCTGTAGTTGAGGAAGCACCTGTTGTAGAAGAGCCGGTTGTAGAAGTTCCTGCAGAGGAAACACCAGCAGAAGAAACACCTGCTGAATAATGAGAGTTACGAGGGTAATAACAAAGCAAGGACATCCAGTACCAAAGACTGCTGGATACGCTAAGGGACCATTTCCACCGGAAATCTACGCACCTACAGAGATCATTGTTGACTATCAACCTTTAGATGAAGATACTCCTGTTGGCAGCACAGCTCAGAACAACTTTGCAGAGCTACGCCAATTTAGGTGTAGACTATGTAGTGAGATTATGTATGAGCATAAAACAGCTGATCATGTGTGTGAGGGTGACTTAGATGGCGAAGACGCGTGACATTGGAAATTTTTACTGGCACACAATGGTGTACCCGGTAAAACCACCTGTTATACTCGACAGAGCAGAGACACAGGAAATTGACGGTAAGTATAGAGGTGGAAAAGGTTGGGCTATTCGCTTACCTTTTACCCGACTATCAATTGTTGTAGGAAAGTGGACAGCCACTTTTAGTGAGAGCATGGCTTTAACAAGAGCCATCAATGGACGAGCTATCGATGAGAGCTTGTTTGATTGGGATACAATAAGACATGGGGCAGAAGATGAAGATATTTAAAAGTAAACAGGTTCGTGAATTAACAAGAGTTCAGCGCCGGGTAGAAAGCTTACCTACATCGGAACTTCTTGGTTGGACAGATCAGATCATCTATTCGGTAGGTCGGAACCTATCCTCTTGGATGAAGAGTCAAAATAACGACAGCCTAGAAGAAGCTCGTGTTGGAGCTGAAGCGCTCCACGCTATTCTGGATACTTTAAGTAAGAGAGCGGTTAAGTGAGCGATTTAGAAGAAGACCTAGAAGAGTTTGACGCAGAAGACGAACTTGATGCCGAAGAGATCGGCTTAGAGGAGCCTGAAGAAGAACTCTCTGAGCTATCTAAAGAGTTTGTAAAAGTACTTGTAGACAAGATCATGCAGTTTATGGAGCTATTGGTTGGCCATGAGCTTCACCCCTATCAGAAGCCTCTAGCCCGTAGAGTCATTGAGTCTGTGATTATTAACGATGGTGAAGAAGTAACTGCATTAGCTTCGCGTCAGTCAGGTAAATCAGAGACGATTGCAAATACGGTTGCTACTCTTATGGTAATCCTTCCACGCCTTGCTGTTATGTATCCAGACCTACTAGGTAAGTTTGGTGATGGTATTTGGGTGGGCATGTTCGCACCGGTTCAAAACCAGGTTGAAACCCTATATGGACGCACAGTATCTCGCCTAACTAGTGAGCGAGCTATGGAAGTCTTTGGGGATCCAGAGATAGACGATATTCCTACAAAGACCCCAGGTGTTACTAAGAACATCAAGCTTAAGAAATCTGGCTCTACGCTCATGATGATGACAGCTAACCCACGAGCTAAGATTGAATCTAAGTCTTTCCATCTTATTATTATTGATGAGTGTCAAGAAGCAGACGACTTCGTAGTATCTAAGTCTATTGCTCCTATGGGTGCGTACTATAACGCCACCATTGTAAAGACCGGAACACCTACCACCCACAAGAATAACTTCTACCGAGCTATTCAGCTTAACAAGCGTAGACAGATGGGTGCACGAGCTAAGCAGAACCATTTCCAGTGGGACTGGAAAGATGTCGCTAAGGTTCAAGCTAACTATGAAAAGTTTATTAAGAAAGAGATGCTACGTATTGGAGAGGACTCAGACGAGTTCCAGCTCTCGTACAACTGCAAGTGGTTGCTGGAAAGAGGTATGTTCATCACGTCCTCAATTATGGACGATCTTGGAGATACTTCACAGGAACTTGTTAAGAGCCACTTTAGATCACCTGTAGTTGTGGGAGTAGATCCTGCACGTAAGATGGACTCAACTGTTGTAACTGTTGTGTGGGTAGACTGGGATAGACCAGATGAGTTTGGTTATTATGATCATAGAGTACTTAACTGGTTAGAGATCCAGGGAGACGACTGGGAAGAACAGTATTTCCAGATCCAACAGTTCTTATCTAACTATGATGTGTTAGCTATTGGCGTAGACGCTAACGGTGTTGGCGATGCTGTGGCACAGCGCTTAAAGATTCTTATGCCTAGAGCAGAAGTAATTTCGGTTACCTCTAGCCCTTCAGAACAGTCTAAGCGTTGGAAACACCTTCAAGCTTTAATTCAGCGTCAGATGGTTTCGTGGCCTGCCCACGCTAAGACCAGACGACTACGTATTTGGAAGAAGTTCTACCAGCAGATGACAGATGCCGAGGTACAGTACAAGGGACCTAACTTCCTGGTAGCTGCCCCGGATGAGGCCCACGCACACGACGATTTCGTGGATTCTCTTGCTCTGGCTTGTTCTTTGACCCAAGAAATGGTTATGCCTACTATTGAAGTAAGCGCCAGCCCTTTCTTTTAATTATTATCTTTAATGTGACAAATCGTCCCGTACGCGACAGAATTATACCCGAGGACCTCAATCCCAACCCTATAGGAGAATAAAAAATGGCAATGGAAAATATTGCACCAACACCTCAGTTTCCTGAGCGTGTAGGCTCATCTTATGAGCGCAAGTTCAGCCCAGCAGCACCAGGCCTTCGTGGCCCACTTCGTTTCGAAGAAGGTATTGCGACAGATACAGACGTTCCAAATGATTTCCAGCTTGGCTTGGATCAGGGTTACGACACACCAAATGGTCGTCCTAACCACAACATGAACGTGATGGAGAAGTACCCAGAAGAGACAATGAAAGAGCGTGCACACGTTGGTTCAGCGGCTTGGGTAGAAGCACCAACATATCTTGGCGAATTCGCACAGGGTAATTTCGGTGATCACTCTCAGACAGTTATCGAAGAAGTAATTCGTTCAGGCGGTCGCTATAACCGTATGAACCCTGCTTCAGTCAACGACTAATTACTGTATACTAATGTTGTCCCCGGCCGCAAGGCCGGGGATAATACAGGGGAGAAGAATGGCAAACGTTCGTAAGTACCTAAAGAGCTATGAAGCGGTTAAGGATCAAGCTGCGGCTAGATATCCTAAGCATCGTGGTAAAGGTACATCACCACAAGCTAATAAAATTATTAGCCAACAGTGGTCTTTAGTTGGTGGTAACGAACCTAGAAATCTAAAAGAGGCTAATCCAAAAGATGTTGATTGGAAAAAAGTCGAAGAAGATAGAAAAAAAGAAAAAGTAGCACGCAAAAAGCGTGATATAAAAAAGCGTAACTTCGTAGTTTGAGGGCAAACATGATGGGAAATAACTAATGGCCGGTGGTATTGATTTCAGTCCTCCGTCGTATAGAGCGGCGTCGAGTGATTTAACAATCTCCATTTCTCCACTTGGTCTTGTAGAACTAGCGGATGAAGAGTTCGAAGTTCATGGGCCACGCCTAAATCGTTATTCACTTAACTGGGCAATGTATCTTGGTCACCACTGGTCTTATCGCCGTGAAATTGGCGAGTCACAGATGGTCTACAACTACTACCGAGCATTCACAGATTTTATTATTAACTTTACATTTAGCCGCGGAGTACAGTTCCGCAGCCCAGTAGCTACAGAAGCTATCATCCCTGACATCCTAAAGCGTGTGTGGGAGATTGATAACGACAAGCGTGGCGTACTTTGGGAAATGGGTCAGCAAGGCGGAGTATCAGGAGACTGTTTCGTAAAGGTCGCCTATGAAGAAGCTTACGCAGACTCTATTGGACAGATTCACCCAGGACGCGTACGCATCCTACCTCTTAACGCTTCTTTTTGCTTTCCAGAATTTCACCCTCACGACCGTTCTCGCTTAATTCGTTTTAAGCTTAAGTACCGTTTCTGGGGAACTTCTATGGAGGGAACACGCCAGGTATATACTTACACCGAAATCTTGACTGATGATCGTATCGAAGAATACATTAATGACGAGCTTATTGACTCTCGTCCTAATCCAATTGGCGTGGTTCCAGTCATTCATATTCCTAACGTACGTGTTTCAGGATCCCCATGGGGACTTGCTGATTGCCACGACGTTATTACTCTAAACCGTGCGTACAATGAAACAGCTACAGACGTAGCCGACATCATTAACTACCACGCTGCTCCTGTTACAGTTATTACAGGTGCTAAAGCATCTAGCCTAGAAAAGGGCCCTAAGAAGGTCTGGGGCGGTCTTCCTAAGGACGCCCAGGTATTTAACCTAGAAGGCGGTGGACAGGGCTTACAAGGCGCCCTAGAGTACCTTAAGGTGCTTAAGACAGCCATGCACGAGATGATCGGTGTACCTGAGACAGCTCTTGGTCAAGTACAACCTATCTCTAACACTTCAGGTGTTGCACTTTCTATTCAGTACCAACCTTTGATGAACCGTTACCAACAGAAGCTGGTCCAATATGGTGAAGGACTAGAGCGTGTAAACGAGCTTATCCTCCGCACTCTTGCCTTTAAAGAGCCAGAGATGTTCACATACAACCCTATGTTTAACGGCCCAATCAAGCCAAATCAGATGGAGCAGCTAGATTTAGCTAGCCCTCTAACATATAAGACTATTGTTCACTTCCCACAACCACTTCCTCTAGATAAGCTCATTGTTCTCAATGAAATCCAGATGAAAATGCAGCTCAACCTTGAGAGCCGTGAAGGTGCTCTACGCCAGCTTGGCGAGGAGTTCCCAACCGAGAAGCTCGAAGAAATTCGTGCAGAACTCATTGAGGATGCCAAGGCAGATGGAGCTGTTGCTTTGATTAAGCAGCAGATTAACTCAGCCATTACATCACTCACAGGTATGATGCCAGATGGTACACTTCCTCCAGGAGCTGCTCCAGGCGATGGAACAGGCCCAGGGCCTCTTGGACAACCAGGAGTAGTAACACCGTTTGAAGAACAAACTTTGGCACAGATGCAGAACGAACTTGTCACCGAAGCCTATGGAACTAAAATTCCACAGTGGCGTTCAGGTGATGAAAAGGGCGGATCTGATGATGGGTTCAAAGGACAAACAGATTAAGATTTAGGCTGACAATATATAAAATATTTGACAGGCTATATACCAAACTAAACCGCAGGTCATCGTGGCACTAATTCGGACAACGACCTCTAAAACCTAAGGAATAATTATGACAGAACAAGCATCTCCAGTTGTAACTGATGCAGTGGCTCAAGAAGCTTTCATGATGGAAGCTAAAGGAACCCCGGCTCCTACAACAAACGAAGCAGTGGCTTCTTCACAGTTCGTAGAACAGAAGAGCTACACAGAAGACGATCTAAAGCGTGTACGTGAGCAAGAAAAAGGAAAGCTCTACGACACAATTGAATCTCTTAAGGGAGAAGTAAATCTTCTTGCTAAGGATCGTGAAGAACGTCTAGCAGAAGCAGATCGCCTCCGCAAAGAAGCAGAGGAAGAAGCCCGTAAGAAGGCTGAAGCTGAAATGGATACACGAGAGCTTCTAACACTCAAAGAACGTGAGTGGGCAGAGCAGCTTGAAGAAGTACGTAAAGAAAACGCACGCAATCTCGCGTTAGTAGAACGTGAACGTCAATACGCAGCTCTTACAGAGTATCGTAACCGTCGCGTACAGGAAGAACAGGATAATATTATCCCTGAGCTTGTAGATCTAATCTCAGGAAATACTCCTGAAGAGATTGAACAAAGTATTACAGGACTTAGAGATCGATCCTCTAAGATCCTCGATTCAGCATCACAGGCATTGCAGAGTGCACGTAAAGAAATGACTGGTACTCGTCCAACATTGCCTCCAACCATGGAAAACAATTCGGACCAACAACAGTTCTCAGCGGAACAAATTGCCGCTATGTCGGTTACTGAATACGCAAAGGTTCGTGATCGTCTCGGAATGGGACGTGGCGCGGACAAAGGAATCTTTGGTTAAAAACTAAATAGTAATTACCCCCTCAAACATATATGAACAAGGAGTAACACCGACATGGCATCAGCCGTAACAGGAACCGGCAATCTCGCCGCTTCACCAACAGCGTATTCTGGCGCTAACAGCCAGCTTACACAAGCAATTCAGACCATCTGGTCAAAGGAAATTCTTTTCCAGTCAATGCCTATCCTTCGCTTCGAACAGTTCGCTGTTAAGAAGACAGAACTAGGCGTCGCACCAGGTCTCCAGATTAACTTCATGCGTTACAACAACCTCGGAAACGCATCTTCACTCGTTGAAGGTGTCCGTATGTCAACAAACGCATTGACAGCACAACAGTTCTCAATCACAGTAGCAGAGCACGGCTTTGCAATTGCTGTATCAGAGCTTCTACTTAACGCATCATTCGATGACGTTATGGCATCAGCATCACGTCTTCTTGGACGTAACATGGCTCTCTACCTAGATGGCCAGGCTCGTGACACACTTATGGCTGCTTCATCCGTAATCTACGGTGAAGATCGTTCAGACCTTTACTCAGCATCTGCAAACGCTGCTGGTAACAACCTCTACGCATACGGCACAAACGGTACATCACGTGCTTCAATGACAGGAGACTTCTTCCTATCAACACGCACCGTTAAGGATGCAGTTGAGACACTTGCAACACGTAACATCCCTCGCCTTGGTGAGACATACGTTGCGTTCGTTCACCCACACCAGTCACGTCGTCTTCGTGACAACTCAGAGTTCATCGAAGTTACAAAGTACGCAGCTCCAGGTAACTTCATGCTAGGTGAAATCGGTCGTCTTTATGACACAGTATTCATCGAAACAACTCAGATCGAAAAGGTAACAAACGGCGCAGGCTCAGGATACTCAGCTGATACAACAGTTGCTCCTGGCGACATCGTTTACCCAACTGGTGGAGGTTACACAACTCCTGTTCGCAAGACAGGTAACGGTAACAAGGACCGCTACTCAGCTATCTTCATCGGAGATAACGCATTCGGTCACGCTATCTCACTTCCAGTAGAACTCCGCGATGGCGGTATTCTAGACTTCGGTCGTGAGCACGCACTTGCTTGGTACGCAATTTACGGTCTTGGTCTTATCACAGATCAGTCTGTAGTTATCGCAGAAACCAACTAATTTAACACAGTGGCCTGGGGGGAGCGAAAGTTCCCCCCAGCTACTACCAAAAAATCAAACTATAAGGAGAACACAAATCGTGTCAAAAGCAAAAGTATCTGATGTAACAGGGCGTCAACGAGAAGAGCAACTTAAGGCAGTGGCTGAACAGCAAGCTGCTAGGGCAAACGAAATCTCTATGGCAACTAGAGTACAAGAATTTAAAGATGAGACAGAAGTAACAGATCTCACAGAAAACCCACAAAACCCAACAGTCATTGATGAAGTTGAGAGCGTAGGCGTCTCCCTGGCAGATGATCAGGTTGTAGTACGCGTCGCAGAAGACTTAGAAATGATGTCTTTTGGTGCAGGTAATTTCTACTCATTCCGAGCTGGTAAGAAGTACAAGGTCTCTAAGGATCTTGCTCGCCACCTTGAAGAAAAGGGTTACCTTTCTAATAGATTGTAAGAGGACACAGTTTCCTCTATAGTCCGCTCAACTCCGACAATCGCCCTCCTGTCGGAGTTGAGCCTTTTTAGCAGGACTTATTATCTATAATGTTAGATGATTAGCACACAACCTTTATGGAGGATCAGTGGCCACATTACAGCAGCTTACAGATAGACTGCGAGCAGAGATTGGCGATACAGCCAGAGCATTCACTGACACCTTTACAGGTGACGGAGTCACATACCGCTTTCAATTAACTACCGCTCCTGTGCAGGGCTATACCCTACAGGTTAGCGTAAACGGCGTTGATAAGTCTAACTTCGTAATTGTTGAAGAGGGTGTGGGAACCCTTGATTTTACTACAGCAAATATCCCACCAAATGAATCTATAATTAAAGTAGTAGGGCAGTCCTACCGTTACTTTACTGACACAGAGATTTCCTACTACATCAACACAGCTTTCCTAGAACATACTCGTGGAGCTACAGACAGCGCAGGCAGCCGCATTAATCAGGTTGATCTACTGCCTCCTATTGAAGAATACCCAGTGGTGCTACTAGCTTCTACTTTAGCTTTGTACACCCTTGCTACAGACTCAGCTTTTGATATCGATATCATTTCTCCAGATGGCGTGTCTATCCCTCGTTCAGAGCGATTCCGTCAGCTAAACGAAATGCTTGAAATTCGCAGAAACCAATACAAGGAACTCTGTGCAATGCTTGGACTAGGCTTGTACCGTATTGAGGTCATGACCCTGCGCCGTATCAGCCAGCGTACAAATCGTTTGGTACCTGTCTATCGCCCACAAGAATTGGACGATGGTTCTCTTCCACAACGCGTACGTTTGAACATTCCAACCTATGGGGATACTACTCCTCAAGGCACAGCTATGATCAGAGATCTAGCCGCATACGCTGGAGACGACTTTGTCGCAGAGTTCCAGTTCCAGTTTGATATCACAGGTTACACACCTAAGGCTCAGGTTAGAATCTTTAGCCAGGGCAACTACGCTCAGGTGGGTCCTCTGGTCCTTGCTGAATTTACCATCACCAAGTTTGCATATACAGACAGTGGCGTTATCGATTCAGTTAAGCTTGAGTTGCCTGGAACCGTAACAGACGAGTTCCCTCGCACAGCCTACTATGACCTACAGATGACTGACCCAGATGGATCAGTACGCACATACCTTTCAGGCAAAATCTTTACTGAGCGTGAGGTAACCAAGTGAGTCCTATTTGGGAGCCTACCCCGGCAAATGGCCTGGAGCCAACAGATATCGTAAGAGTGGTTGAACAGCCGCCTATTGTCATAAATCAGCTCGCCTTCCCTTCAGTGGCCTTCAACCACCAGCAAGGTGTTTCTAGAAGTACTTGGACTATAAACCACAATTTGAACTTTTATCCGAACGTAACGGTGGTAAACTCGGCTGGAACAATCGTTGAAGGTGAAATTACGTACACTAATAAGAACTCCCTGGTCCTCAATTTTCAGTCAGCCTTTAGCGGAAACGCTTATCTTTCTTAAGGAGAAGATGAATGTCACGTAAATTTTTAACGCCGATTGATTTAAGTCAGCTTGAGCTCCTGAATGCCCGTATTCAGAACCTCTCAACTACTCAGATCAACGCTATTTCAAGCCCGGTATTCGGTCAACTTGTATACGATACAACCGTCAGTACCCTTAAGGTTTATGTACCAAATGCATGGACACCAGTAGGTAGCGTAACAACCGGCACAGGTGCACCATCAACAACACCACTATCAAGTGGCTCAACATATTTTGATCTTACAACTAACACCCTCTATGTTTCAAACGGCACCACTTCTTCTGCAAACTGGGTAGTGGCCCAAGCTCGTGGAGAAACAGCTGACATTGAAAATCTTGGCACTGCAAATGATGGTGGATCAAGTATTCGTGTCGCTAATGCAGACCACGTACACCGCCACACAGATGATGATCATGGTTCTATCCATCTTAACGCCCTTGCTACTGCAACTGGCGATTACTCAATGGGTAACTACAAGCTTACAAATGTTTTAGATCCAACTGATCCACAAGATGCTGCAACTAAGAACTACGTTGACAGCGTT